GGTAATATTCATCCCTGTTGAAAATATATAATTTAAATATTAATAAATTCAATGGATATACTAAAAGTAGATGCTGTAGCTAAGAAAACTAAATATCTAGATCAATTAGCATACAATTTCATTAAAACTAAGTATCCCCAGAAAGATTCACAAAACGTAAATGTGACATCAGGTGGTGAAAATAATATTACTCAAAATACTTTACAAAATAAGTATGATAAAAAACAAATCCAATTATTCAAAACTCTTTCAAGAAAGCAGTCCAGAAGACTTTCAAGAGAGCAACGATTTACGAAGAAAATTCGAGATCTATCTAGAACAGAAAGAAAAAAGAAAGCGATTAAGAAACTCAATAATGAGCTTACTAGTCGTATTACTTTGCCTTGGGTTGATGACTCATTATGGTCCGAACTTACTAGTGTACGCTCAAATCCGTTACCTAGAACAAAGCCAAGTATTAGCAGAGAAGAAGTCAAAGCAAACGATACAAAATGTTGCGAAGATTATTTATCATCTGAGCACCGCATCAGAAATTGCTGGTTCTCGTGCTTTATCGTCGCGGCCTGTCATGCAGCAGATGATCTTGGACTCAATTCGTTTTCTCAAAGAAATAAGTGCGATGTATTACCATTAAGAGAAGCTGTTGAATTGACTGCTAAGTCAACTCACTCTGGTACTCCTTTAATGCTTAAAAAGTCTACCAAAGAAAATATTTCTTGGACAAAAAGAACTTTACGTGATATATTTCACAAACCAACTAAAGGTAAAATGTTTAATGCATTTACCTCTGGTCTTACTGTTTCTGAAAAAGGATTAACTCAAAGTTTATTTGAATTACCTCAAATGTTATTCAGACGTTTCCAAATTGGATTCAATGATGATAACACTTTGAAAATTAAACCTAGAGTTGTATGGTGTATACCACACCTCGTAGTTTCTATTGAAGCATATTTCATGTGGAACATCCTTCAGCAAATGAAAGAAAGATCTGTATCTGATTCAAATTATCCATACAATATTGGTCAAACTAATAGACAAATCTCACAATCAATAGCTTCATTAAGAAGTAATTGTATAAATGTAGATTCTAACTCCGTTTATAGTTTAGACTATAGTAAATATGATCGAACTATACCTAATTGGTTCTTCGACATATTCTTTGCTATTGTGGAAGATAGGTTAGATTTATCAGCTCATGAGAAGATTATTTTTGACAATTTAAGATTATATGTCAAATATACTCCTATGTTATTTGGGAATAGATTAGTATTTAAGTCACGTGGGATAAGTTCTGGACTATTTATTACCAACTTGCTGGATACTGTATTCAATCTAACTCTGATTAAACTAACTGAAATATTCTTTTCTGAATTTCCAGAGTACTTTGATAAGGTCAGATTTACAAAAAGAATGTTGTTCAATGAGCGAATAGATCCAAAACCAGTTGCTAATACACTCTCCTTCTTCAGTTTTACTACTCGAGTACTGGGC